TTGATGATAAAGAACTAGATCAATTATTAGCTCCTGAGATTGAAGAAGGGCTTACTGACGAAGATGCTGTCCCTGAAGCCCCTGAAGAACCCAAAACTAAACTAGGCGATATCTATATCCTCGGAAATCATAGACTTATGTGCGGTGATAGCACAATGTTGCATGATGTTGAAAAACTAATGGATGGCACAAAACCTGATTTAATTCATACAGACCCACCATACGGCATGAATGCTGTTAGCAAATCATCGGTCTTGAAAGCAAACTATGGCACAGATATTATGGGTGACGATAACCCTGATGTGGCCAAAGATGCGTTTAACTTAATTTATGGCTTATATCCTGAAGCCAAGCAAATATGGTGGGGTGCAAATTATTACTGTTCCGTCTTACCTGATAGCGAATGTTGGTTGGTTTGGGATAAAAACAACGGTCAATCAGACCAAACGGATTGTGAGTTAGCTTGGGCTAACTTTAGAAGTGTTGTAAGACAATTCACTCAAGCATCTGAAAAAACAAACCGAGTACATCCTACACAAAAGCCTGTATCTTTGATGGAGTGGATTATCAAAAGATTTAATGTTTCTGCCAAAACAATTGCAGATTACTTTGGCGGATCAGGTTCAACATTAATTGCTGCCGAAAAGCATGGATTACAAGCATTTATTATGGAATTTGACCCAAAGTTTTGTGATGTAATAATTAAACGATGGGAAGATTACACTGGTAAAAAAGCACAACTTTCGGAGTTATAAAATATGGCTCAGGGAAAATTACACAAACCAACGCAAGCTGATAGAGATACAGCTAAACGCCTGTCTGCTTTAGGCGTTCCGCATGAAGATATAGCCACAAGACTAAAGATTAGTGCTGACACCCTTGTTAAATACTATCAAGAGGAACTTGATGAGGGTCGTATTGATGCCAATGCCGCTATCGCTGGTACTTTGTTTAGTCAGGCTAAAAAAGGTAATACTGCTGCCGCTATCTTTTGGTTAAAAACTAGGGCTAGATGGAAAGAAACCCAAGTTAATGAGGTTACAGGTGCTAACGGTACAGATTTAAGAATCTCATGGGCTGATGAATAGGAATATAAAGCTCAAATACCGCCCTAGAAGCGTTTTTGAGGACTTTCACAGCCGTAAGGAGCGTTGGGCAGTAATTGTTGCACACAGGCGTTGTGGCAAAACTGTAGCCTGTATTAACGACCTTATTGTTAAAGCCTTGTTAGATGGCAAACAACACGCCCAATACGCCTATATAGCCCCTTTTTATTCTCAAGCCAAATCAGTAGCTTGGCGGTATCTTGAACGATTTGCAGAGCCTGTAATGACCAAATCTAACCAATCTGAGTTATGGGTAGAGCTAATTAATGGGGCTAGGATAAGACTATTTGGTGCTGATAATCCCGATGCACTCCGAGGAAATTTTTTAGATGGCGTGGTCATGGATGAAATGGCTGATATGAAACCGTCAGTTTGGGGTGAAATTATCCGACCATTATTGGCTGATCGTCTTGGCTGGGCTACCTTTATTGGTACACCTAAAGGACATAATGCCTTTTATGACATATATAACGAAGCAACTAAAAAGCCTAATTGGTATGTAAAGGTGCTACGGGCAGACCAAACTAACCTGTTGCCACAATCAGAATTAGATGATGCCAAGGCCACTATGTCTGATAACCAGTACGAACAAGAGTTCTTATGTAGCTTTGAAGCTGCCATTATGGGTGCTTACTATGGCCAAGAAATGCGTAGAATCACAGACTTAGAGCGTATCACCACGATTGATTATGACCCTATGTTCCCTTGTCACACAGCTTGGGATTTGGGATTCAATGACAGCACAAGTATTTGGTGGTATCAGGTGGTTTATGGTGAGATACGGGTACTAGACCATCACTCATCTAGCGGTCAACCAATATCCTATTACACAGGTTTACTTGCTCAAAAAGAAGATGAGTTTGGGTACAATTATGGCTATCATTATCTCCCTCACGATGCTAGAGCTAAAACATTAGCTAGTGGTGGTAAGAGCATAATTGAGCAAATTTCTGCAAAAATTGACATAAAACATCTAAAAATTGTCCCAAACTTGTCAATTCAGGATGGTATTCAAGCAACACGACTTGCATTAACTCGCACTTGGTTTGATAATAGATGCGAAGAAGGCATTGAATGTTTACGACAATATCAGCGAGAGTGGGATGATGATAAGAAAGTATTTAGAGATCGCCCGAAGCACGATTGGACATCGCACTCAGCAGATGCGTTCAGGTATCTCAGCATTGTATGGAAAGATGAAGATAGCCCTATCCTTAAAGATTCAAGAATTACAGGACTTCATGTTGGGCAAACGGATGTAACCTTGAACGAGATGTGGAAAGAAACCCCTAAAATAGTTAATCGTAGGATATAAACATGGAACATACATACCAAGATTGGTACAACTGCATAGCCCAGTACGAGCGTACTTATAAAGAATGGGAAGGCAGAGCAGACAAGATTGTCAAGCGTTACCGTGACGAATCTCGCAGTCGCAACAATCCTACTGCTAAGTTCAATATCCTATGGAGCAATGTTCAAACTATAACCCCAGCAGTATTCGCTAGACTCCCTAGACCTGATGTAAGCCGTAGATTCCGTGACAATGACCCTGTAGGGCGTGTTGCATCAATGATGCTTGAAAGAGCCTTGGAGTATGAAATTGAACATTATGGTGACTACGCTAGTGCCATGAAACAAACCGTACAGGACCGCTTACTTGGTGGTCGTGGTACAGCTTGGGTTCGTTATGAGCCACATATTACTGGTCAACAAGCTGGCATGGGCGAAGGTGCTCCTGAAGATGGCTTTCAAGTTACTGAAGATACAGACGAAGCAGAAACCGAAGGCGGTATTTACCGTGAAGATCAAGAGCGTATTGAGTACGAATGTGCTCCTGTTGATTATGTTTACTGGCGTGACTTTGGTCTAACTGTTGCCCGTACATGGGAAGAAGTCACCGCAGTATGGCGTAAAGTCTACATGGAAAGAGCAGCCTTAGTTGAACGCTTTGGCGAAGAACTAGGCGGTAAGATTCCACTAGACACTAAACCTGATACATCTAAATCATTTAATGAAAAGATGGGTGAAGGTTCAAGAGAAGCCCTAATCTATGAGATTTGGGATAAAGCCACAGGTCAAGTTATTTGGCTATCTAAATCAATGGGTAAGATTCTTGACACCCGTGATGATCCACTACAGTTAGAAAACTTTTGGCCATGTCCAAAGCCAATGTTCTCAACATTAACTACAGACAACTTAATCCCTGTACCTGACTTTGTTCTATACCAAGACCAAGCTAGACAGTTAGACACGCTTGCTGACCGTATTGATGGATTCATTCAAGCCCTTAAAGTACGGGGTGTATACGATGCAGCAGAACCATCATTGGCTCGTCTATTCTCTGAAGGTGAGAACAACACACTCATTCCAGTTAAGAATTGGCAAGGTTTTGCCGAGAAACAAGGCATGGCAGGAGCTATTAACCTTGTAGATATTGCCCCAATCGCCCAAGCTTTGAATATGTCTTATCAGGCTATGGATCAAGTTAAAGGTCAAATCTACGAGATTATGGGCATTGCTGATATTCAGCGTGGACAGACAGACCCTAACGAAACACTTGGTGCTCAGATTATCAAGTCTAATAACGCATCAGGTCGTTTAAAGACTATGCAACATGATGTAGTGAACTTTGCTACAGCCTTGTTACAAATCAAAGCACAGATTATTTGCCAGCACTTTACCGATGACACTATCGTTAAGATTTCAGGTGCAATGCAATTAAGTCCGCAAGATCAACAACTTATCCCTCAAGCCCTTGCATTATTAAAGGATGAGCCAGCTAAGAATTTCCGTATTGAAGTAACTACGGATTCAATGATTTATCAGGATGAGCAACAAGAGAAGCAAGACCGTGTTGAATTCTTGACAGCAGTCAGCCAGTTTATGCAGACAGCGTTGCCAGTAGCTCAAGGCGTACCTGAACTTACTCCGCTATTAATGGAGATGTTGAAGTTTGGCGTTACAGCATTTAAGGCTGGAAAAGGTCTTGAAGGTCTTATTGATGAAACTGCGGATCAATTTAGAGCACAAGCC